CTGTTCCATCTAATAGTAAACTAGCAGTGCCAAACTTCTTTTCTGCTGTAGAAAGCTGTGCATCACCACTTGCTGTAAAAGGTTTAAGAGAATTAAATTCTGCTTCTACCCCAGTAAGAACTTCAGCTACATTAACCTGTACGGTTCCTGCGGTGCCTGTTGCACTCACACTGCCCAAAGCTTCAGTCGGCTTTTCTTCTACAGTGTTTACAGAGCCTGTAGCTTGTACTCCTGTTATTGGAGTATTAATGTTTTCTTTTACGGTGTTAACTGTACCTGTCGCTGACACGCCTACAACAGATACCTTAGTAAATATGTTTACGGTTCCTATTGAACCTGTAGCACTAACACCTGTAGGAATACGTTCTGTAACATCTACTTCGAACCCGCCTGCAACTACGAGGGCTATCGCACCAGTCGCAGAAACTCCAGCTATGCTTGCTGTGATATCTACTTCGCCGTATCGGGATGTGCCATATATGCCTACCCCGTACCGCGCTGACTGTGCTATGATAGCCATAGCCGTCTACCTACGCAATGCGAATTACGGCGTTGCTTGCATCCGCAGCAGGGAATTCAATAGTCAAGTCACCGGCAGTTGCACTAACAGTTCCGCCGAAGTCGATTACACAGATTGCTTTGTTTGCCTGTGCTGTGTTATAGATAATACAACCATCTGCGGATACGGTAACGTCTGCGAACACTTCGTCTGTAAAGTCGACGATTGCGGTGGAGCCGTCCAGAGAGATAGTTGCACCGTCAAGAACCTGACCACCTGTTGTGTAGTTGGTTCCGCTGGCTTCGTCGCTGTTGCCGGTTACATCTGAATAGTTGGTTGTGCTGGCATTGTAGGTGCCACTGGGGGATGCTTTAATTAGAGCAAGTTTCAAGGAATCGGTATCCAAATCATGGACACCACCAAGAACCTCTTGCTTGAAGCTATTACACATTGCAGTTGTAATTGCCATGATTTGTGTCTCCTAAAGTGAGGTTTCGAAATATTCTTCTAATGCGATTGAGATATTTACCGCGCTATTTGCGCTGGCTAATCCGCGAACCTTATCGCCGGGGTGCAGATATAAAGGATAGTCTGTAATTTGAAGCAGGGAATTAGGCTGAAGAACCACAGCTTCTGCCAAAGTGTGATACGTTGTAGTAGATACTTCGTACCAGTCTAAACTAAAAGTAACGGCACTGGTAGATGCGTTGTTTATATATATGCTATTAACATCACTCGTAAACCGTGTAGGAACCGTGTAGATATCCGCGTTACTTGTGGTAAGTACAGTTGCAAGAGTGCGTTTTTTACGTTCAGCCATTATAATAAGTTATTGTCCACAAGGACACCCTGAAATGAAGCACCGATTAGATTGTTTGAATTAGAACAGAATGCACGGCACTCTATATCTGTCTTCTCTGGAAAGCGTAGTGGGTACTCATACTTAGTAATAAGCTGGTTACTTTGTATTGTGTTAATAAACTGTTTACGAAATACGCCGCCAAACTCACGAACTGAAAGAGATACTACAGCGTAATTATTAGCTAGACTAATAGCAGCAGTAAAGTTAAGGTCATCTAAGAATAGACTTCTACCAGCAGGTACAGTGTACAAAGCCATCTGCGTTTGATTGCCGTTAGATAAGTTAGCGTAGATAGTGCCACCACCTGTTGTCTGAATAAGGATTGTACCAGCGGCAGTGCCAGCAGAACCAGCAGTCAGTACGAAGGCACGGTATACACGTAGCCAACCACTAGCATCGCCAACTTGTACTTCTGTCGTACCGTTCAGTGTTACATCAACACTCTGGAATACATAGTTCTCATCTAAACCTTGCACCCTAACTGTACGTGCGCCTGTACCAGCAGAAGTATCCGCTGCATCGTCACTAACTATGTAAGCTGTAAACGCCGCTGTAGGCCACGGATAATTACCACCCTGCGTCCATATAGTTTCTTCTGTACCATTAATATCTGAGTTAAACCCGAACTTATATAGAGACTCATGCCCGAAGACATCTCCACGAGATACCTGTAGGTCAAAGGGTGTACCTTCAAGAATAACTTCTGGGTAGCTAGTAATACCCATGCTACTTTACCCTTCTGTAAGGCTTCGTTTTAGCCTGTATCTTTTTAGGTTGTTTGGCGACTTGCTTACCAGCTCTAGTTGCTCTTCTTTTAGCAGCAGTGGTTTTCGCATACTCTTCCTTCGATAACGCCTTGATTGCTTTTGCCGGTAGATAACGTTCTCCGGTTGCTTTGGGTCCCTGTGTGGATGGCTTTCCACTTGCGGTTCTCCACTTTTGATTTGTCCAAGCCTTCAAACTACGTTGTGGTTTGCGAAGTGCCATTACTTGTCCCAATTAAACACGTCGCGGTGCTTCTTCCAGAACCAATTGCCTACACGAGTAAAAGGCTTGCCAGTATTTAGCAAACCCAATGCAAGGTACTTAATAAAAATCGATGTCATCCTCGATTTCTTCCATTGCATCAAGCTTTTGATTTGCGTCAACCCACTCTCCCAAAGCAGCGTTAAGCCGTTCGAGATTGTCTGTACAATGTTTAAAAGTGTATTCCGCATTCTTCTTCTGTGCCTCGTATTTATGTCTTAGGGCTTCTATAGCTAACTGACGCATGGGTTCTCCTCTTGACTTATTATAGAAGATAAACCTGTCTGTGTCAAATGTTTTGTATGACTACCCATAGTATAGGTAAAATTAAAGAGATAAAAAGGACGATTAATCCCAGCATACATAAATTATAAATTAACTCGTCGCGTTTCTGGGCGGCTAAAATCTCCGCTTCTTTTTGTTTCTTACGCAATTCGCCTTGTATTCGTATGATTTCCTGCCACGCATTCATACCGTGCTGCCCGATAACGAAATTGCGAAGTTCGTTTTCCATCTGTTCAGCCTTTTTCTTGGCTGCGAACGTCTCTAGGGCTTCTTCCTCTACACTGCCAAATCTACGTCCTTTGGCTTTGCTGTGACTAGTCTTCACGGCGGAGATGGCGTTCATCCAGCGACCTAAATCACCGGACATCGACTCAATTTCTTTGCCTACCTGTATGCCTTTTTTGATTGTATTGTAGGCTGTGGTTGCAACAGTGATAGCGGTAATTGGGTCCATAGCTTCCTCATTTTGGTGTTGGTTTGCATACCGCTGTTATTTTAATTCGTCTGCTATCTCCTACGGGGACTGGTCGTTGGTTAGACAACCGTTCTGCAAAGTATAGGCATTTGTCAATATCTGCGAACCGCTGGGTCTGGTCGATGAGAGTTGCACCCATGTAAACAGTGAGAACGAACTCAATCATTGGTCCTGCAACAACAACAGTTCTAGTCTTTGGATAGCCATCTTCATGTCTTGGATAGCGTCCTTGTCTGCGTGACTAACTTGCATATTGCTAACAGTGATAGTTAAGTCGTGGGTTGTTTTCAGGTTCCAACCAGCAAGGCCAATCATAATAGCCATCAAACCCGTAATAATTTGCTTTTCCATCAGTCGCGATACCCGCCACCCGCCTTCTTATAGGCTGCGGCTAACATCTGTGCTTTACGGGCTGACCACTGACCGGGTTTGCCACCCTTGCCACCGGCCTTAATCTGTTCGAAAAGTCGCTTTCTCAAGGTTGGCTTAGTGTAGTTGCCAGCTTCATTAACTCGACTCTTGCTCTTCGCTTTAGACTTCGACGGTTTGCTAGTTTTTGCAACTTTCCCGCCTTTCTTGAGTTCTTGCTTTTTCTCCACGCCGCTAAGTTTTCCGGCGTTGGCTGTTGCGTAGAAGACTTGCTCACCCTTTTTACCCCCGTAGGTTTGTTTCATGTTAGACATGATTTTCTTACCTTTAGTTGTTAGGGGCATCAGTCTTTTTTCCAATCTTCGTAAGCTTTTTTAACACTCATACCCAGTTCTTCGTACCAAGATTTTTCAGCACTATCCGCAGCTTTTCGGCCCTTATTAGAACTCATCCCTAATTGTTCCCAAAGAGATGTGTCAGGCTTTTGGGTTTGGTCCCAAACTTTAGCCTTGCCTTTAACAACCACAGCTTTTCCCACTTTAAAATTCTCCCGCTTTCATAGCGTCTGAAAGTTTAACAGCCCGTCTACCGACCTGCCGTGCCCACCGCGAATCCATCATCTCTATCGCGGCAATATCAAACCGACCTTCGTGGATAGCGTTCCACATATTCTTGAACTTACACAGCCGGGGGACACCCATATTGAATGCCATGTCCATGAGAATTAATTGGCGAACAGAGTCGAGGTTTTCTACGCACGGGTGAACTTTACAGAGTTCGTTCTCTACGATGCGAATGTCGTTGAGGGCAAGATACCGTGCATCAGCTTCGGTAATACCGTGGTCATAGACTATGCCCATATTGGGGATGTCCATGTAATCTAGTTCTTCTTTGGTGATTCCCCGGTCTTTGAGATTGCGACCGATACCTATAGTATCGATGCCCAAGCTATCTTCGTAAACAGTCAGGACCATACCTTCGTGTTCGATAAGTTTATCTAGGAAATGCGAAGTATTGTATTTCATTTCCGTGACTCCGTAATACGATGGTTAGACTGACCGGGATTTTTTCCCTCGTGGTTCATCCACACAGCGAACGCTCCGGTCATTGCGCCAGTTACAACAGATACTAAACCAGCCTGTGCTGCACTGGGTTCTGGTAAGGACATAAACCACTCGACGACACGCCAACTCATCAGCGTCATTACGAGCATCATAAATCTTGGTAGGAGTTTCCATTCAAGTATCTTTTCTGCAGCCATTATTTTTTACCGAAGAATTTAGTTGCCGAACGAACTCCAAAAGAAGCCGCAACGATAACTCCAAGTGAGTATTGATACCATTCAGGCATTTCGTTGAGTCGTGCGAATCCATTTGCTACCACGTCTTCCATACCGGGAACGAAAGCTAAAATTAGCGGGATACTAAATAAGATAGTGAGCCACTCGTCTTTCCACGAGGACTGACTACCTTTAGCCATCTCCAAATCCCAATCAATCTCTCCGGTAGCTTTCTTTTGCATGACAACAGCTTCAGCTTGTGCCATAGCTACCTTTGTTGCAGACTGGGCTTTCTTTTCTTCTACTTTGCCGCTCAACCAAGTGCTGGCTAAGTCGGCTACGGGTCCAATTAATAAGTTTAGCATGTTACCACTTTACCTTATCTGCCCAATATGCTGCGGATAACTTACCACGTTTTATGTTCGCAGCGTGACGGGCCTTGAAACTTGCACGTTTCTTTTTCATCCGCTCTGACTCACCGGCTTTGGGTTTACCAGCAGTCTTGGCACCCTGTTCGCCAAATCTAATCATCTTGATAGTGTCGCCTTCTTTGGCAAGAACTACGTGACTTTTAGTAGGATGTTTTGGGGTTCGCTTTGGTTTGTTATATCCTGCGAACGTTTCTCCACGATATTCAATGGTCATAGGGTTTACCCCCGGCAAAGGTTATTGCTTATATCATAAAACAAAAAAGATGTCAAGGGGGCAAGTTGCCCTGCCCCCCGACGGTAGATTATGTGTTGTCGTTGTATGTGACAAGCATGTTATCTTCGACGTTGTTACAGTCGCAAATAACAGCCCATACATTGACTTTTGAGTTACAAACAGCAGTTGCACTCAAGAGGTCGATGGTGTCTGCTGCAGCGTACAGATGTGGAACGTTAGTTGCCAAAGCAGCTTTTTGTCCCGCAGCAGTTTGTACAACAGCAGCAACGTAACGGTCTGGGTCAGCACCGTCGCCAAGCGACAATGTACCTGTACCAGTACCTACGGTTAGGATTTCGTATCCTGCTGACAGTACAATTGAACCTGCAGGAACTGAAAGCACCTCGATGGTGTCTGTTGCAGCAAGGGTGCTGAAGTCAGAATCTGTCAAGTCAACAACTTGACTCAGGACTTTGACATTTGGACCCTTTGCACTGTAGCCAGTAGTACCAGCGTTTGCAATTTGAAAAGGCATATCTCAGTCCCCCTTACGCTACTGTATCTACAACACCGCGAACGAGTGCTTCTGGGCGAAGGACTTTACGTCCAAACACATGAAGACCACGAACGATGTCGGAGAAGGTTTCAGTTGACCGAACTACTTCGGTTTTTGCAATGTGAGATGCAGTTGCAACGGCTGACATGTGACCAGCCAAAACAACAGACTCACCATCTGCTGCAGCAACACCAGAGATGCTGATTGCATCTGTGCCGCCTGCTACCAGAGCAGTTGACTTGTAGCAGTTAAAGCCAGCAATCTGACCCTGCATTACAAGACCGTTCCGCAATGGTGAAGTGCCGTCGCCAGTTACCTGAACTTCTGCAAACTTTGCACCGGCTGAGAACAGCTTGGCGTAGAAAGCAGGAGAAGCAACGAACCAACGGTTCTCTTCTGGAACAGACTGCTCGTCAAGTTCTTTTGCCATTTCGAGCATCAGGTTGACAGCGTTGTCTGGAGCAGTGTGAACTGCAATTGGTGTACCAGCAGTACCCAGAGCAGTGTTGGTGTTCAACAGACCACCAGCAAGTGATGCGTCGTCAGCACCGGCAAGGCCAGCACCGTTAGCAATTGCTTGCAGAACGTTGAAGTCGTACTTGCGCTTCAAAGAGTATGCACCTGAAGAAGTAGCCAGTGCCTCAAAGTTAACATGAGACTGACGCTCTTCGATGTCATCGATTTTGAACGCAAATGCGTTTGCTTGGTCAACAACCATTGTTGTCTGGTCGTCAGCCAAGTCTTGTGGGTTAACCACAGAGCCACGTGAGTAGGCACTTACTGTGATTGTAGGTT